CTGGAGTTGGTATTGTTGCTACTCCTTCAGGATTTTTCTTAAATGATGGCACAACTTCTCAAGAAGAACTTGTTACTCAAAAAACAGTGATTGTTGATTTTCAAGATATTATTGGCAATTTAACTTGGTTAGATTATGTAACTATTCAAGCAAAATTAACAATGAGAGGAGATTTACAAGTTGGCAATTACATTATTTTCCCAAGTAAATCCCCTATCGTAAATACTGCCGCTTCATCTTTAACTCAAGCAAGGAATACAGTATCTTTTCAAGGTGTTTTTCAAATCAATCGTGTTCGTAATGTAGGAAGCAGTAGACAAGCTGATGGCAATAGCTGGGTAACAGTTGTTGATTGTGTAGTTTCATCTAATTTACCTACTACAATTAATTAATATGAGTTCATCACAAAAAACCCCTTTTGCTGTTTCATTAAATAATTTTGCTGATGAAAAAATAACTTCTCATCAAGAGCAATTAGGTCAATCTTATCCTTGTTCAGTTATCAGTGTTGATTCAATTAATGCTATTGTTACTGTTAATTTTGAAGTAGATACTGGTGGATTACTTACCCTTCCTCAAATAACTTGCCCTATTATTGGTAGTAAATATATTAGAATTCCTGTACAAGTAGGAGATACTGGAATCTGTATTTCAGCAAGTACAAAAATAGGAAATATTACTGGATTGGGTAGTGGTTTACCCTCATTAATTCCACCTAGTAATTTAGGAGCATTGGTTTTTGTTCCTGTAGGAAATGCTAATTGGACTGCTACTGATCTAAATTCAATTGTTATTACTTCTCCTAATACGACTGCTGTAGCAACCATAGGCAATGACAAAATAGAATTGGCTTATTCTAGTAACAAAATTACAATTGATTCTACTGGTATAACAATTGATGGAAATGTTGTAATGAATAATAATTTATTGGTAAAAGGTAGCATTACAGGTCAAGATGGATTTAATATTAGTGGTGGTACAGGTAGCACCATGAGTGTTACTGGTAATATTGATACTACTGGAACTATTACCAATAATGGAGTATCAATAGGAAGTACGCATAAACATTCAGGAGTTCAAACAGGTACATCAAATACAGGAACACCAATATGAGATCTTATGGAGTTAATGAAAAAGGACAATGGGTAGAAATAACTGAAACTTCTTATATTTGGTTAGCTACTCTTGCACAAACTTTGCGATTAAGTGAGAATGAAAGTCCTTTTTATGCAAACTATGGTATCCCTGCTCAAAAATCTGTACAAACACAAATACCACCTGATGTTGCAATCAATAGAACACAGCAACAATATGCTCCTTATTTTGCAAGTTTAAGCATTATAAAACAGCAAAATGTTGTAAACCCAACCTATAATATAAGTGCAATATTTCAAAATGGTACAACAATTCAAACTACTGTAGCGAGTTAATACATGGCAACTTTAACCACAGCAGGTGCTATTCCTGCAAGTCCAACAGATCTTTTAAATGCTGAAATTTCTGCCGCTACTGCTTTAAGTCCCGGTCTTACTGCAAATCTACCGGGCTCTCTTATTGAAGATATGGCATCAACAGCCGCTGGTGCTGTAGTTATTCAAGATCAAGCCTATGTTGATTTAATAAACTCAATTTCACCTTATACAGCTAATCCATTTATTTTGTATGAACTAGGTGCAGTTTATGGTGTAAGACAAGGACAAGGATCAAATACTTCTGTTTATGTAACTTTTTCAGGAAGTGCTGGATTTGTGATTCCAATTGGTTTTGTAGTATCTGATGGTACGCATCAATATACAGTTCAAGATGGTGGAATTATAGGAAATACAGGTCAAAGTTCTGCACTATTTTGTTTAGCCATTTCTTCAGGATCTTGGGCTGTTCCTGCTGGTACAGTTACTACTTTAATTACTTCTGTTCCTTCAGGGATTACTCTAACTTGTACCAATATAAACCCCGGTACTGCTGGAGCTTCTGCACAAACCATTCAATCCTATCAAGCTCAAGTTATTCAAGCAGGGTTATCAACAGCACAAGGAGTTCCAGCATTTATTAAAACAGCTTTATTAAATGTAAGTGGAGTTCAGCCCAATTTAATTTCTGTCAGAAATGTTGGAACAAATCAATGGGAAATTATTTGTGGTGGTAGTGGAGATCCATATCAAATAGCAAATGCAATTTTTAATTCTATACCTGATATATCTTCTTTAGTTGGATCAACAGTATCTAGTTCAAGAAATGTCACTGTAACAATTAATAATTACCCTGATACTTATAATATTATTTTTGTAAATCCTGTGGTTCAACAAACTGGTATTACTTTAAATTGGAGTTCTCAAGCAACAAATGTGGCGGCTAACTCTGCTGTTGTATCCTTGGCTCAACCAGCAATTATTAATTACATTAATAATATTTATGTTGGTCAGCCTATTAATTTATATGAAATTGAAAGTATATTTGAAACATCAGTAGCTAGTGTTTTGCCTACTAATTTAATTTCAAATATATCTGTAACTGTTTATATAGCTGGATCTGCTGTATCTCCTATTACTGGTACGCATTTGTATTTAGGCGATGTAGAAGGATATTACAATACAACTGCTGGATCAACAGCAACAACTAGCGTAATTATCAATAAAGTATGATTACTACTATTTTACCTGCTTATTTATATCAACAATATCAAAGGCTTGATTCAACGCAATATATTCAGCCTTTTTTTGATGCATATAATACAACTGCACAAAGCTATTTAGACAAGACAAATAGCTTAAATTTGCCTATTTATACCAAAATGACTGCTCCTTTATTAGATTGGGTAGCATTTAGTTTATATGGTATGGAAAGACCTTCTTTATCCAATACCAGCACATTTAGTCCTATAGGTTCATACGATACATTTAACTATGATTATTTACCTTTTAACGAAAATGTTTTAAATACACCAACAACTTTTTATACGATTACTGATGATTATTTCCAAAGAATGATTACTTGGAATTTTTATAAAGGTGATGGATTCCAATACACAACACCTTGGTTAAAAAGAAGGGTAGCAAGATTTTTATATGGTGTAAATGGAACTGATATACCTAATATTGCTGATTTGTATAACATTAGTGTAACTTATCCTACAACGAATGGAATTACAATAACAATACCTAATTTACCTGTATCACCAATTTTGCAATCAGCTATACAATATGGTGTTTTAAATGTACCATATCAATATACTTATACTGTGGTTTATTAAGGAGTTTTTATGACGATTCAGTTATTTTCAAATAACGCTAAAACCACTTTAGCTTCTAATATAACCAGTACGCAAACCACAATTACTGTTGCTTCAGGTACAGGCTCACAATTTCCAAGTCCAACAACAGGGCAACAATTTAAGGTTACTTTAAATAGTTCAACTTCTGTCTTAGTATATGAAATTTGTAATTGTACTGCTCGAAGTGGCGATACTTTAACAGTTCAAAGAGGTCAAGAAGGAACTACAGCTTTAGCTTTTAACGCTGGAGATATTGTTGGTCATTTTGATACTGCTGGTGTAATGAGTGATTTAGTTCAATCTGAACAATTGCAAAGTGGAACTTATGTTTATGCTGATGTAGCTGGTTCAGCAAATGCTTTAACTGCAACAGTAAATTCTAATTTAACTAGCGTACCTGATGGTATGACTTTAGTTCTTGGTGCTTTAACTGCCAATACTGGAGCAACAACTCTTAACTTAACCTTGGGATCAACTATTTTAGGTGCTTATCCTATTGTAAAAGGTAATAATCAAACATTGGTTTCAGGAGATATTCCTGCTCATGGTTATCCTATTCAGTTAAATTGGAGTCCTGAATTTTCTGCTTGGGTTATGCAAAATCCTGCTACTGGTATTTTTGTAGCGGCTGTTCCTACTGGAGCTATTGTTCAATTTCCTGCAACAACAGCACCTTCAGGCTATTTAATAGCCAATGGTCAATTAGTTTCAAGAACAACTTATGCATCTCTTTGGACTTTTGCACAAGCAAGTGGAAACTTAGTTAGTGATACTGTTTGGCAAGGTGGTCAATATGGTAGTTTTAGTACAGGTGATGGATCTACTACTTTTAGAATACCTCAATATGGTGGATATTTCCTAAGAGCTTTAGATAATGGAAATGCTATTGATCCAAGTAGAGTTCTTGGTTCAGTGCAATCTAATCAAAATTTATCGCATACTCATACTTGGAGTGGTAGTACAAACACTGGTAATGCTAGTGCAAATATTGTTGATCCTTCTCATACACATTCAAGCGATGCAGTAACAATACAAACTGTAAGTTTTAATGGAACTCCGGGTGGATATAATGTTCCAAATGTTTTAAATTGGCCGGGGGCAACTATAAATCCAGCTTTTACAGGAGTATATGATTCAGGACACAATCATTCAGTTTCATTAAGTGGCACAACAAGTGGTAATGGTGGCTCTGAATCAAGACCTATTAATATTTCTGTGCTTACTTGTATTAAATATTAAGGAGAATTTATGTCATTCAATTATGGTAGTCCAATCACAGGAACATTATCAGCTACTACAGCTATAGTTCCTATTACTAATGCTTTAACCACTCCAGCAACGATTGTTTTAAATTCTAGTGCTGGTGGTCGTGCTATTCAATTATCTATGGATGGAACTAATTTTTATCCAGCAGTAACTCCTACACAAACACTCACAGGACAAATTTATTATGTCTTGAATTTCCCTGTAAGTGCGATACAATTTACTGGAGCAATTAACGATACTTATAGTATTTTGTAGCCTTTTGGGAGCTTTATGTCCATT